GCACCCCTCACAAGAGCGCTTAACTATGAAGATCCCTCAGGAAGTATTGCATATACCATCTCATCAGGACTTACCTACGATTCACCAACGCGAGCTGGAGATTGTGGGTCACCCGTGTTAGTACACAAGAATTGGCCAGCAGGCCGACTTGTAGGAATACACGTGTTTGGATCAAGGAATGACACCCATGGAGGATGTATGATTGTAACTCAAGAGACGCTTAACAGAGTCTTGGGTGATAAGCAAACGGTCAAGATACTGGACCCTCCAGTAACCTTCCGCATGACTGAGCGAGCAGAACAATTTGCGTTTCAAGCGCAAAACCTCGCCATTGAAATACATGGCGAAGTAGATGTTCCCAAGTTTGTGGATAGATCGACCGAATTCCGCCCTACACCCCTTCTTGAGCATTTTAAAGAGCACAGTAATGTGCCTAGCAACAAGAAGGAAAGTGAGGGAGTAGATCCCTTGTTAGTTGGAGTTGGACTCTTTGGAAGTGATCTTGTTAATATCGATGATCAGTTCAAAGGGCCCTCGCTAAAATAATTGGCCTCCAAGTACAAGAAGTGGGAGAATGTAAAAGTTCTCTCAGTTGAAGAAGTGATAAATCGAGTTGGAAAGCTCGACCGTTTGAATCTCAACACCTCTGCAGGATATCCGCATGTACTTCATGGGCGTTCTAAAAAGACGTTTATGGAAGTAAATGAGGCAACAGGAATCGTTACCTTTAAAAGTGACGATGAAGCTGCGCGGGTACAGGAGTATATAGATTCGTGGAGACAACACATACACCAAGAAATTTGGATAATGTCGTTGAAAGACGAACTCTTAAAACCCGGTAAACTCGCGCGTGTGTTTGAAATTGCTTCAATGGAATATACGATAGCTTGCAGAGCATACTTTGGCTCTTGGATCGACATGATGCATTCCACGGTGGGAAACCACTTTAGCTGCGTCGGTATGAACCCGGAGTCTTTTGAATGGTCCGAAATGACCTATAAACTATTGGCGAACTCAGATTACGGCATAGATATGGATGCGCCCAATTGGGATAAGAACCTCATGGGAACTTTTCTCTTTTGGGCATGTGAGTCTGTGAATGCTTGGTATCAGAAGAACGATAACAAGTGGACACCAGCCGATGATGAAGCTCGCCTTCATTTAATAACCCAGTTAGTGCATTCGTACATTATGGCTGGTTGGTTACTCTTCAGGAAACTGAAGGGAATGCCTTCTGGACATGTGTTGACAGCTCTGTTTAATACAATCTGTAACATGATAATGCACTTAATTTGGTTTCTGGTTAACGTACCAGAGCAGTATAGAGATGTATCTTTCTACGATAGCATAGTGCAAACTGTGCTGTACGGAGATGACGCGCTTGATTCGATCAAGGTTGATTATCTCAAGTACCTGAACCGCCAGTCAGTAATAGCGACGTATGGACGGTACTGTTTGATGACGATAACCTCTGCTAGGAAAGATGGCAAGTTGGACCCCTATAATAAGGTGGTAGACATGAGCTTTCTGAAAAGAGGATTTCGTCATGAAGGCTTGTTTTTTAAACCATTACTCGCCCAGAGATCGATGATTTCTATGCTTTGCTTTGTACGCAAAAGTAAACATGTTGCACCCGAAGAACAACTCGTTTGTAACATGAAGACTTTTGCTAGCTTTGCTTATTTTTATGGACCTGAATATTATAACCGGACTATGGCTTACCTTGGAAAACTCTACCCTAGCCTAATACTACCAGACTATCAGTACTACAACAATTTGTACATGTTTGGAAAATATGAGGTTAGTTACTTTTAAAACAATGATTTCATTTATTAATATACTTTTGATCGGTGTAACAACCGGTTTGATAACTTCGACTTTTCATAATCCTTATTTTACCTTAGAAAATTTAGAACGATTAGCA